GGTGATTAACTACATCAACCAGCTCAAAGCGCGTATCGCAGCCGAGAAGGAATTGATACACGAACTGAAGATGGTCAAGAGGAAGATGACGCGCACTTCCAAAGTGGTGGATACAGGCGTGAGAGGCGGCAAGTAAATGGGTAACATGAGTGACATCAACTTCGGCGGACTATACAGCATGTTCAAGGGTGAACCTGGACTGCGTAAGTCTACCCAAGCACTGTCATATCCCGGACCACAGTATTGGTTCTCGTGGGATAGGAAGATGAATGGTATCTACCTTCCTATGAAGCGATGGGGTATCGACCCTAAGACTATCGAGTATGACGACTACGATGATTGGAACAAGGCGCGCACGAAGCTGGAAGGCTTCCGCGTGAAGTGTCCATACAAGACTCTCGTATTCGATTCGCTCACATCGATGGCGGATATGACGCTACGACAGACGCTTCAGTTGAAGTATGGTATGAAGCGTGCGTCGGGTGCAACTGCCGGGAAACTAGTAGGCGGTATCGCCGTCAACGAGATGGAAGATTACAATGCTGAGAGTGCAGCATTGCAGGAACTCATTTCGCTAACGAAGGATATCCAAATCTACCACAACATCAATGTCATCCTGATTGCACACGTAGTGCAGGCTGAATACAAGAACGCCACAGGACAGACACATGTGTCCCGCCAGATTATCACGGCGGGCAAGAAGATTGCGCCCAAAATTCCTGCGTATTGTGGTGAGGTGTATCACTTCAATATCGATCAGGGTATGGTCGTAGGACAGGGGGGTAAATACTGCATACTGACTGAACATACTGGGGATGACTTCGCTCGTTCGGGACTGGGACTTCCTACGAAAATTGAATTTGGGGAGAAGCCACTGTACGAAACGTGGATTAAACCAGCCATCGACAAACTCATCTCGGAACCATCATCGGCACCGACGAAATTCTGACTCTCTACATGGTGTAGGGGGCAGAACACAACGCACGTAGAAACGACAGAAACGGAAACAGTAACCATATGCCAGTAGTCTCTTTCAGTGACCGCGACATGCTCCAGGGTACGATCGTTGAACCCGCGTGGTATGTCATGACCATCAACTCCGTTGGTGAAGCTCCATCGAAGGATGGCGGAAGCACCAACTACCCGGTGGAGGGTGTCATCATTCGCAACGCGGATACGGGTGATGACAAGTTCACCGCGGTTCCCATCACTTGGAATTTCAACTCCAAGGCGATTGGTTTCGCTGTCGGGTTCCTCAAGGCGTTTGGCGTGGACGTAAAGTCCAACGAGCGGTTTGAACTCGCCAGCGCAGCGGGTAAGCAGCTTGAGGTGTTCGTGGAAAACGATACGTGGCAGGGACGTCTCGTTAACCGCGTCAACCACAAGTATCGTCCGGTGAAGTAGTGTACGTGGCCCCATCATTCATACCGAGTGGTGGGGCCTTTTCTGTACCAGAGATGAAGGAGCAGGCACATGTATCAGTTCAAATGCAGTGAAGCGGGAGATGAGATTCAACTCGATCTTCCACTCGAAGAACCTCCGTTGGTAGAGGAAGTGGAAGATGACCTCATCGACGATGACGAGGACGATGATGACATCGAAGATGATGAGGACGAGGACACACTCGACGACGATGATGAGGATGACGACATCGTTGACGACGAGCCTGATGAGGTGAAGCTCTAACACATTCATTGTACGTATTCATTGCAGCGCGTTGCTGGGTGACAGTGAGTGCGTATGGTGACAGGGGATACGCTCAACACTACAATGGGGTAGATTACGGGCGTATCCCCGCCTTTCTAACCGGGGAAATGAAACGAGATGACTGATACAAAAGCAGTAGGACGACTCATTAAGGTGAGTAAGGGTGGATGGGGATTCATTTCCTCCAAAGATATTGAATTCACCCGTATCTTCTTTCATTGGACTGCACTCTTACAGGACACACTCAACTTCAAGGAGTTGGAGATGGGTATGTGGGTAGAGTTCACTCCTGTAAAGCTCGAAGGAAAAGGATACAGGGCCATTCAGATTCGTGTCATCGAAAAGCCTAAGAGGGTTGAAGATGCTAAAGTGTCCGTTCTGTACGAATCAGGACCAGAGAATGATAGATCCGGTGACGATCAAACTACACTTCTGCAAGGTGTGCTCGAAGATATTCGAGGTGAGTGATGAGTCCGAGCGAGTTCACCAAGGTCAAGGCGATCGTGGAAGTCCTCAAAAAGTACCATTCAGACTTAAATGACGAACGCGCGGTCTACATCGCGTATGACATCCTATTCGCATTAGCGCGACTGGAGCAGGAGAATCTTGAGTCCTGACAACAAGGAACCGGAAGGTTACTAATGGAGAAGAAATACGTCGGCGGTATGGGTCCGATTGGTGCCAAGTTAATGGTGATTGGTGAAGCTCCATCCCATGAGGATACACTAGCGGGTAAGCCATTCACGGGTTCAGTCGGAAGGGAACTGAACAGACTACTGATGGACGCGGGTGTGATGCAGGGTAGTACGTGGATGACTAACGTATGCAAGTACTCAGTACCAGGTAACGTCGGTCAGAAGAAGCTACCGTTTGCGATGCGCGCTAAGGATGTGGGCATCGACATGGTACAACAACTAGAAGAATTGAGGGTGGAAATTGGTGAAATCAAGCCCAACTGTATTCTTGCTCTCGGTGGGACTGCTCTATGGGCGCTCTCTGGAAAGACAAAAATTGCGAAGAGTAGAGGCTCTATCATGTGGGGCATGGGTACGAAGTTTGTACCTACCTATCATCCCGCGCACTTACTATCTGGTGGTGCAAGTGGTGAAATTAAGGGATATTTTAATCGGCAAGTAATGATTGTCGATATGAAGCGTGCGTTCGACGAGTCAGCTACACCTGATTTAGTTCTACCGAATCGCACCCTTCAGGTATGTCAGAATAGCGGAGAACTGTGGGAGTTCCTAGAGAGATACAAACACTGTGAGAAGATGAGCGTAGACATCGAGGCAGGTGGAACATGTATCCCTATCTGCATCGGTATGGCGTTCAACAAGCAACACGGTATGACTGTCCCTCTGTGGAATAAAGATGGGATTAGTCATATTCCTGATTCAGACTTGGCTACCTGCTGGCGTTTGCTAGCCGATGTCCTATGGGAGAAGAAAATTGTCGGACAAAACTTCAACTATGATCGAGATAAAATACGTCGGCTTGGGTTCGCCATCAAAGGAATACACTCTGACACTCTCCTTAAAGCTTTTGCAATCAACCCTGAACTCCCTAAGGGACTCGCCTTCCTTACCAGTATCTATACGAGGGAACCATACTATAAAGATGAGGGTATGTACGAAGGGAGTTACCGAGACTTATTCCTTGGATGTGCCCGCGATAGTTGTGTCACTTACGAAATAAACGATGCGATGGACGCGGACTTAGATGAGCTGGGTGTCAGGAAATTCTACGAGAACTTCCTCATGAAGCTCCCAGACATGTATGCGGAGATAGAGGGGAATGGATTCCACATCGACTACGAGAAGCGAGATGAACTCCTCCATAAGTATGTCGAGTGGGACGAACGACTCCGGTACGAGATGTATCAACTGGCGGGTACTGACATCAACGTCAACTCGCACGTACAGGTCTATTCACTTCTGTTCGACATCTGGAAACTCCCACGTAGGGAAGGCACAGGAGAGGAAGAACTCTCAGCACTACTTAATATTCAAGGGAAGGGGGTTCATGACGAGGGTCAACGGTCATGGATCGAGAAATGCCTTGAACGTAGGCGAGTCAAAAAGACAATCAGCACCTATCTATCAGCTATTCCTGACTATGATGGAAAGATGCGGACTACCTGTTTCATGTGCCTCGAAACAGGAAGAACCTCCACAGGACAGCAAGACCCTCCTATTAGGCCCTTGGTAGATGTAATCGGTAAGGGTGCCAAGAAGGACATGAAGGTGATGGGTACTGCGTTCCAAGTGTTCACCAAGCATGGTGACATTGGAGCGGACGTTAGAGGTATGTACATCCCCGGTCCTAAGGAGATACTCATTCAACTGGACTCTAGTCAAGCGGAAGCGCGCGTCGTGTTCAACCTAGCCGGTGACGAACAATCATTAAAGGACATAGATGAACATGACTATCACGCTCTTACTGCTACTTGGTTCTTCGGTGGTGTTGAATCTGATTACTCTAAGAAAGTGCTCGGATATGAGTCGCCGATTAGGTTTGCTGGTAAGACTCTCCGCCACGCAGGACACCTCGGCGCAGGAAAGCGACGCGCATCTATTGAGCTTAACACTCAAGCA